TTAGGCCGTACCAACGACCGGGTCGGCGTGCACCTCGACGGTGCTGGTGTCGGTCACGCTATTGGCCTGTGGTCCAGACCGCGCCTTGTACCGGATCGCGTAGATCTCGCCGAAGGCGCTGTTCTGGGTCGCCCGGCTGATCACCAGCCGCACGTAGCGCTGGGGCGGCCGCTGGATGTCCAGCACGAAGATCTGGTTGTCGTCGTCGTCGGCGATGGCGATCGCCGTCCCGGCCAGGTCCTCCGGCGAAGCAAAGTTCGACACGGTATCGACCTGCGCCTTGACGCTCTGGACGCCACCGGCGGTGATCGCCCCGGCCGCGACGAAGAGCAACACGCCGTCGTAGCCGAGCATGTCCACCGCGTCGGAGTTGACGGCGGTCACACCGGCGGCCGAGGCGTTGCCGGCCTTCGTGATCTTGAGGTGCTCGCTGAGCGCCTGGATGGTCATGATTCAACCTCTCTACGTGGCCTTCCGGCCGCTGTCTCAGCTACCCCGGTTAGGAGGCGGCGTTCTGGTAGGCGCGCAACGCGTTCGGGTCCTGGACCATGCCGTCCATCCGCGCCCAGCTCAGGAACCCGACCTGGAGGTTGTCGATGAAGCGCTCCTCGGCCCGCACGGCCGAGATGCCCATCACCTGGCGGATGACGTAACCGGCCTCGAAATCGCCGAAGATGATGCTCTTGGCGTTGGCGGCCATCTGCGGCATGTCGTTGTTGTAGGTGATCGGGTAGCCGAAGAGCGTGTCCGGCTGGCCCGCCTGGATGCTCGGCTCCCAGAGCGGCCGGGCGTCGCCGTCGACCATCAGCCGCACCGCCGCGATGGTCAGATCGTGCGCCATGAAACGCGAGCGCTCGTTGCGGTAGGCCCGGTCAATCGAGTGCGTGAGGTGGACGAAGTCCTGCCAGGTGACGGTGGTCGTCTGGCCGTTCGCGCCGAGCTTGCCGACCGAGACGCCGGTGACGACGCCCTCCGGCTCCCCCGTCCCCGATCCAGTCGTGTAGGCGCGGTTCTCGCGCCGCCCGATGCGCTCGCCCAGCTTCCGTCCGAGGAACGCGCCCAGGTCGATGAAGCTATCGTTCAGTAGCACGAGTGGTACCTTGACCCACTTCGACGAGAAGGGGTAGGAGCGGAGTGTCTTCTGGCCGAAGACGACGTCCTGGTAGCTTGGGTTGCTGGCGTCGACGTTGAGGATTTCGCCCTCGTTGCCGGTGTCGTCGTTGGTCACCCACGGCAGGTCGGCCCCGGTCTCGGTCGTGATGACCTGCGCGACCTGGCGCATGCCACCATAGAACCGCATCGTCTCGACGATCACGTTCCGGAAGGCGTCCGGCACCAGGTAGCCGCCGCCCGCGCCGGTCGCCAGGGTTTGCGCCCGCTGCTCGCCGCCCTCGACGGGCACGTAGCCGTACTGGAGCATCGAGCGCTGCTCCCCCGAGAGCGAGGCCATGCCGCTCCGCGCGTAGGCGAGCCAGGCATCGGCGTACTCCCGGGTCTGAATCAGCGCGGCCGGGGTCATCCGGGCCGGGTCGCTCGCGCTCGGCAAGAGCCGCACGTCACGCTGGACGCGCTCGAGGTCGGCGAAGCGCCGCTCCCGGTCGGTGTCGGTCCGGAGCTGCTCCAGCTCAGCGGTGCGCTCCTGAAGTTCACCCTCCAGCCGGTCGTACTCCTCGGCCTCCTCGGCCGAGAGGCTGTGTCCTTCGTCACGGGCGCGGGTCATCAGCTCCTGCATCCGCGCCCACAGCCGGTTTCGAGCCTCGATCAGTTCACGTTCGTTCACGCTTCTACTCCGATTTCCAGCCCGTGCAGGGCTGCCACACTCCGATGACGACGGTCCCACCAGTCCAGGTCGGCCGAGTGCTGTGCGGGCGGCTCGGCTTCCGCCAACCGCGCTTCGAGTGCTGTGCGTGCGGCTCGAAGCACCGGAAGGCTCGCTGGCGTGATCTCCTGTTGGATGAGCCGCTCCAGCCAGGACTCCATGTCCTGGGGCGACTCGAACTGCCGGCTACGCAGCCCGGCGCTGGTCTCCTCGTAGGCGGGGAAGGTCACGACGCTCACGTCGAAGAGGTGCAGCTCCAGCAGCCGTCGGAGTGGCAAGCCCTCCTCGGTCTCGCTCCAGTCGTCCTTGATCACCCGGAAGGCGAACGACATCTGCGAGACATCGCCGCGCTGCATGCTGACGGCTAGATCCTGGGCGTAGCTGGTCGGCCCCATCTCGGCATCGACCAGCAGCCCGGTATCGTCCTCGGTCAGGCTGAGCGTCTCCGAGCGAGTCCGGCCGAGCACGAGGTTCGGGTCGTGGTTGATCAGGAGCCGGACATCGCTCTCCTGGATGGTCTTGGCGAACGCGCCGGGCTCGATCTCCTCGACAAATGAGCCTTCCCACCAGTCCCAGAGGACGTGTGAGCGCGAGTTGAAGACGGCGGCATACCCGCTCATCGGGATCGCGCCGTCGTCGTCCCTCGCCGCTCGGACCTCGAGGTCGCGGATCGCGAAGGCGCGCGTCTCCCGCTCAGGCGCGCCGTTGGCTCGCTGTCGCGTTCTCATGCTGTCGCTCCTATCAGGGCGCGGAAATCGTCCCGGTTGCCGTTGCCGTTCACGTTCGCGTCATCATCGCCGTCGCCCAGCCCCTTCGCCGCCGGAGAGCCGACCGGGGCCATGTTGAGCGGCTGGAGGTAGTCGTCGCCGTTCTCGATCGGCGGCATGTCCTCTAGCCGCCGGATGTCGTTGATCGACAGCCAGCCGCCAGTTCGCCCCTCACGGTAGAAGGCTGCCCGCGCCTGGCTGTCCCCCCGCAGCAGCCCGTTGAGGTTGAAGAGCGCGTAGCGCGTCCGGGTCGGCAAGAGCCACTTCGAGACGGCCTGTTCGTTGCGTCGGATCCAGGTCAGCAGCGTGTAGATGACGAAACCGATGTTGAGCTGCTCGAGCCCAGAGCCCCACGAGGTCGAGCGCTCGGTTTCGTTGATCATGTGCAGCGGCACCCGGTAGAGCCGGGCGATCTCGGCCACCTGGTAGCGCCGAGTCTCCAGGAACTGGGCGTCGTCGGGCGGGATCGAGGTCTGGACCCAATCAGCGTCGTTGGTCAGCAAGCCCGTCTTGTGCGCGTTGCTGACGCCCTGGTGTTGGAGGTTCCAGATCGCCAGGAAGCGTGTGGCCTCGTCGACGTTCATGTCCGCCTTGGTCTTGATGATCCCGGACATCGTCGCGCCCTGGCTGAAGAGGTTCGCCCCGAAGCTCTCGGCCGCCATACTGAGGCCAATCGCCAGCCGCGCCCGCCCAATCGGCGAGACGCCCCGCAGCGCGCCCGCCTGCCGGTAAGCCGGGATGTGGACGATGGCCGTGCTGTCCTGAGTACGCTCACCCTGGATCTCGTAGTGGAGCCCGCCGTCCTTGGCACGCTCCGGGTTGATCGCGCGCGGCGGCAGCGGCCAGAGCTCGGCGATCTCCCCGGCCCCGTTCCGCGGCGTGTAGATGAAGCCGTTGCCGTCGATGAGCTGGGCCTCGAGTACCTGCTCCCAGAACTCCTGCCGGGTCATCTCCGGGTTGGGCTCACCCCAGACGTAGGACTCGGTGCCGACCCGGACCGGACGGCGGGCGTCGCCGATGCCGGTATAGGTGCCGAGCGGCAGGGCGGCGATGGCCTCGGCGATCAGCCGGACGCAGGCGTGCACGGCCATGACCCGCATCGCTGTCTCGGGGTTGACCGTCACGCCGGCGATCTGTGTCCCGCCCCCGGTCAGTGCCTGGAACAGCGGCATGCTGGGGTTATTGATGCTCGATATGGTGATGTTGCGCTGGCTGACGAGCCGCGAGAGGATCACTGGCGCACTCCGATCAGCCCGCCGTTGCCGGCCCAGATCAGGAGCGCGCCGATCCCGATCGCCTCGACGCCGGCCACCACGAGGCCGGCCGGCAGTGACCAGAGTCCAACGCCCAGCGGGATCAGGGCCAGCCCGATCACCGCCAGGCAGAGACCGGCGATCTCGATGGTGTCCAGGATGTTGAAGCGCGGCTCAGACACGGATGTTCACCCCCGGAAGGAAAAACATTGGCGGTGCTGGCGTGTCGTCGGGCTGCTCTTGGTGGAGCATCGCCCGTCCCACCGCCATCACCATCGCGACGATCCCGTCGATTTTTTCGGTAGATTTGGCTTTCGAGGGCTTGAGGTTGCCGGCCGGGTCCTGCTCGACCGCGACATTGGCCGCCATCCAACGCAGGACGGGGTTGCCACCGTGGTAGAGCCGCCGGCTGACGATGAGCCCCTCGAGGTCGCGCATCGGCCCGGCCATCGAGGCGAACCCCTGACCGACCGGCACCATTGGCGCGCCGTCCTTGAGGAGCTGGGTCACGAGTTGCGTCGAGTTCCAGCGGTCGTAGGCAATCTCGACCACCCGGTAGCGCTCGGCGAACTCCCGGATATGCTCCCGAATCGCGTCGTAATCGACGACGTTGCCCTCGGTCGCGGTGATGGAGCCCTGGCTCTCCCAGAGGTCGTAGGGCACCCGGTCCCGCCGGGCACGCGCTCGAATCCCCTCTTCCGGAACCCAGAAGTGCGCCAACACGTCGAATCCGTCACTGTCGTCCGGGAAAACGGCCACGAATGCCGTGATATCGGTCGTGGTCGAGAGGTCGAGGCCGCAGAAGCACGTCGCGCCGGCGAGTTCGCCTGGATCGACGGCCAGATCGCCTTCGTCCCAACGCGTCATGTCGATCCAGCGGTCGGCCTGCTCGGTCCAGACGTTGAGGTGCAGCCGCTTGAACGCGTTCTGCCGGCCGGGCACCTCCTGCGCCCGCTTGCACTCCTGCCGAAGCTTGTCGAGCTTTGCCGACACGCCCAGGTTCGGGTTGGCTTTCACCCAGACGGTCTCGTCGGTCCAGTCGTCGCCCTCGTCGAGCGCCGCGACGTAGGCGAAGAACGAATCGTCCTCGACCAGGCCCTCCAGGACCTTGGTCGAGTACTCGTGCAGCTCCCAGCAGACCGAGGTCCGGTCGTAGCCGGCGGTCGTGATGTAGAAGATCAGCGGCTGAAGCCGTGAGCCGGTCGCCGTTTCGAGCACGTCCAGCACCGCCCTGGTTTTGTGGGCGTGCACTTCATCGACGATCCCGCCGTGGATGTTGAGCCCGTCCAACGTGTCGGCGTCGGCCCCCAGCGGCTCGAACTTCGAGGCGGTTTCCTCCCGGTGGAGATTCCCGACGAAGGCGCGGATCATCCCCCGGAGTTCCGGCGTCTTCTCGACCATGCGCTTCGCCTCGCTCCAGACGATCATCGCCTGGTCGCGCTTGGTCGCCGCGGCATACACCTCGGCCCCTGGCTCGTCATCGAAGAATGCGAGCTTGAGTCCGATGCCGGCGCTGAGGGTCGATTTCCCGTTCTTCCGGGCGATCTCGTTGTAGGCGGAGCGGAACCGTCGCGTCCCGTCGCGCTGTTTCCAGCCGAACACCGACCCGGCAATGAACGCCTGCCAAGGCTGGAGCTCCAACGGCTGACCGGCCCACTCACCCTTGGACTGGCGCAGGAATCCGAAGAACCGAATGGATCGCTCGGCCGCCTCTTCGTCGAATCGAAGCCCACGCAGGTGGCCTAGCTGGAGATCGGTGAGATGCCGCTCGCACGCCAGCCGGACTAGCCGCCCGGTGACGATCTCACCGGCGACGACCGATTCCGCGTAGGCGGTCGTCTGGCTCCTAACTGGCGCGGCTACTACTACCACTCAACCACTCCTCGAATGGGCTCTTCTCGTCCGCCTTCTGCGGGACCTGGACCCGTCCGCGTGAGCTCGGCGTCATCCCGAAGCCGGTCATCATCCGCTCGACCCGCCTCCAGGCGTCGGCCGCGATGGCCACCTCCGGTCGCTGGCGAATCATGATCGAACCGTGCTCGGTGACGGACTCATAGGTCGCGCCCTTGTCATCGATCACCTTGCGCGCGGCCTGGTACTCGGCGTAGGCGTCGCACAGCAGCGCGAAGGCGTGGGTATCGGCCGTCGTCAGACATCCCATCTGCTCCAGCGTCGGCGCGACCATCCGCCAGATCCGCCGCGCATCTTTCCCCAGCCAGGAGGGCGGTTTCGCTGCTCCTTGCGGCGGTTTTGGCTCGCTGGCAGGCAGTGGGCGCTTGCCCGGATTGCCGTGCAGCACCTTCAAAGCGGTCGGCTTCGGCTGCCTACCAACCACCGGACTTTTTCCCCTCCGATTTCGCGGTCGTCTGAGCAGTGTGGGGGCGGCGGTCTAGATTGTGATTATTGTCACAACTTTTTACCCGCCCCTCCCGTTGGGCGCGGGTCTTCTTGGCATGGCAGCTCCGGCAGAGGGACTGGAGGTTAGAACGGGCGTGCGTGCCACCCTCGGCCAATGGAACGATGTGGTCCACCTCCGTCGCCGGACGCCCACACCCCCGGCAGGCGGGCTCCTCACCGAGGACCTGCGCGCGGAGCACCTGCCACCCGTAGCCGTAGCCTCGACGTGCTGACGAGGGACGGCGGTCAAGCCGGACTCTCTGGTGCAGCGGACAGTAACCGTCATGGGTGAGGGCGGGGCAGCCAGGGTGTCGGCATGGCGTGGCTGGACGGTACGGCATCGACTGAGTCCTGACACAAAGAGAAACCGACTGACCCGAGAGGGCAGTCGGCTCACAATGCGACTCAGCCGAGAGAGCGGGATGTTAGTTGTCTAGCAGTGTAGCAGATTCGTTGCCGGATGACCCGAGCCGCCGGTGCGTCTCCGGTCGAACCATGATCTCGCGTGGCTTGCCCGACGCCCCGAGCTTGACCAGGATCATCACGCTGGTCAACCCCTCGGACGCGTCGATCTCGGCGCGCCGTTCGTTGAGCTCATCGCGTACCGCGAACAGGATCAGGTCAGTCCTTGTCATATGGGCCATCCTTCCCCTGAATGGCGAGGAGAATCGGTGTCCTGCCACAGCGGCACTCCCAGCGCCGCAGGCCGCCCTCACTCATGATCCACCCTCATCTCGCGACAGCCGCCAGGCTAGATAGCAGAACACCCCGATCCACCCCACGACCCCAGACACCAGTCCGGCCGATAGCGCCACGAGGATCGCCTTCACATAGGGGTGCATTAGCCCGCCTCGCCCTCATGCGCCAGCACCCCGGCGAGCGCGGCCGCCGCCACGTGGAGGAGCTGGATCCGAAGACGCTTTGGGTCACTCCGGCCCGCCATGACCGCCGCCTCAGCCACGAGCACGCTCAGCCCGAGCGTCGTCCCCTGGGCTGTCTGCGGGATCTGGTAGCCAGACACCATGAGCCGCGCCTCAGCCAGCACCCGATTCACCGGGTCCGCCGCGTCCACCGAGAGCGTGGGCCGCTGCTGCTCCCAGACCCAGCGAGCGACCTGCATCCGGCGGTTCCCATCCGTCCCGGCGATCCCCAAGGTTCGATACAGCTCGGACATGTGGGTTTTGACCGTCTGCTCGGCGATGAAGAGCCGCTCGGCGATCTCGCCATTGGTCAGCTCGTCGGCCACCAGCAGGGCCACCTCGCGCTGGCGCACGGGCAGATCAGTCAGGGTGCTCATCCGCATAGCCCCTCCACAGCCGCAGGCAGCGCCCGCCCCAGCACCCCTCGAGCGGCTTCTCACGGTCCCCGTCGAAAATCCGCCGCACGTAGGCCGGCAGTGCCTCCCGAGTCGGGTAGAACCGCTGGGTATGCGTCACCCGGTCCACGCCGACCGGCGGCTTCCTCCACTCCACCAACCAGTAGCCACGGAGAGAGGTCTCCGTCCCGCTCATCGCAGCACCTCCTCGATCCGCCCGTCTAGGTAGTCGGACGGACGCCAGATATGACACTCGATCCCCGCACCGCCCAGCCTCTCCAGCCAGTCCTGCTGATCGTCGGTGAGCCGGCCCGTCTCGCGCTTCAACTCGGCCACCACCACCCGGCCCGGACGTGCCAGGACCAGGTCCGGGAATCCCGGCTCCGACCGGCGGCTGTCGTGGGTGTGGTAGCAGCGGTAGCCGAGATACCTCCCCAGGGCCATCACCGCATCCTGGAGCTCGCGCTCGGCCATCTCGGCTGCCTGCGCCGCGCGGTACTCGTGCATCGTCATCAACCCGCTCATGGCCCCGCCTCGACGTAGTTCGCTCCCGCTCCCAACGCGAGCCCAGTTCCGGGGAGCGCTCTCGGCATCTGGCCAGTCGCATACATGTCCTCAATCTCCACCTCAGCCCAATCGCCGTAGATCGTCCCGTCCGGGAGCATGACCTGCGGGAGGAACGCCTGCTCGAACGACTCGATCCCGCTCTCGACGCTCTCCTTCTTGGCCTTGATCACGAAGAGCGTCGCCCGCCAGGCCGAGCGCTCGGCCTGCGCCAGACGGTTGCGGACCTGCTGATCCGTCCCACGCCGGTGGCTCCGGTCGTAGCGGTACCGTGCGTCGTTGATGTCCGGCAGAGGGACGCGGAACTTGTAGTAGACGCCCTTGATTCGGAACGAAACCGCCGTCGCATTGATCGTCGAGTCCCAGCCGAAGGCGAACGCGTCGGCGCCCCACGCCTTCAGGAGCTGCTCGATCTCGCCCCGCGTTCGCTCGACCGGCACCGTGGTCGTCGCCGCGTAGACCATCAGAGCACCTCCACCAGCTCGAACCGGCACACCCACATCGCGCCAGGACTGCGGCGGAACAAGTCGAACGACTCCGGCTGGATCGTGTTGAGATAGCCCACCCGGTCCCGCTTCGGCAGCCGGTCCGGATGCGCGCAAAACCAGGCGAACCCCTCAGCCTCCCAATCGCTGATCGGAGCCTCGCGGTTCGACTCTTTGCGGACCGAGACGATCCGGATCAGCGCGATTGGCTTCCCGTGGTGCCGTGGCGAGCGGTCGTACGCCTGGATGATCTCGCCCGGACGGAACCGCGCCGCGTAGTCGTCGTCCCAATCGCGCCGCGTCACGGTCTTGGCCCCGGCCAGCAGCGCCGGCGCCGTCCAGGCGAAGGAGATGATCCTCATGGCAATCGGCCCTCGAAGCCCGGCAGGTGCTCCTGGAAGACGCGCTTGAGATCCCGCAGGTCCTCCGAGTAGAGCCCGTAGCGCTCGATCTCCTGGAAGAACCCGACGAAATCGGGTTTTCGCAGCTTGAAGCCCTTTTTCTCCTCGTCGACCTCGATGTAGCAGAGCTGCCGATACAGCAGCGCCTCGATGCCCCGGTCGTTCAGCGCCTGCTCATGGGCGTAGTCGGCCGCCAGCCAGATGACGATGTCCGCCCGGCTATAGTGCGCGAGCAGGTCGGTCGCCAGCATCGTCCGGGCCACGTAGCTCTTGCCCTTCTGCCGCCAGAGATAGGCGATGGACAAATCCTCCAGCGGCGCTAGCTCCTCGTGTCGCCTGATCAGGGCGTTGGCCCGCCGCTCCAAGGCGTCGGACTCGCGGTAGGGCATGACCATCGGGTAGGGCGGTTCCAGCGTGGGCAGCTCGTCCGGATCGCCCGTCGCCTCTAAGAAGCGCGTCGCCGCCTCGGGCCCGATCGTCACCGACCGAGACCGCTCGCCATTGCTCAGGGTCACACTCGCCACCATCTCAGCACCTCCTCGTCGTCTCGCCAGCCCTAGCGCCGCCCGGCGCTGATCGGAACCGGCGTCGGGATGGCCGCGCCCAGCGCGACGGCCTCACTCAGCTCGCGGGTCAACATCCGCTCGTAGATCTCGATGAACGCCCGCCGGAGGTAGTCCAGCTCGTCGGTCTCGGTCAGCGCGACGGCCCGCATCCCGCCAATCGTCGCCACCGCCTGCCACTCCAGCTCGGAGAACTCGTGTCGCACCGGCCGGCCCCGCTCGGCCCAGCCACGGGCTACCGCCAGGACCGCGTTCCAGGCGCTGTCGGCGTCCCTGACCCGCAGCCGCTCCGCCACCACCAGCCGGGCCTGGGTCAGGATCTCGGCCGGCACCGGGAAGAAGCGCCACTCCCGCAAGCCCCGCTCGACCGCGCTGGTCATCACCCCATCGTCGAGGTCCTGAAGCACCAGCCAGTAGGCCGCCAGCCGCTCAGCCGTCACGGGCGCGGTAGGCCACATCGACGACAGCAGGCTCATCTGCCGCTCGAACGTCTCTCTCCTCACGCGTCACCCCCTCGATTTCGTCCATGATTCGGGAAAACTCTCGGATCGCCGCCCGGCCAGACCCCGGCGGCGGATGCCGTCCGTTGGGGGCCCTGGCACGCTCCTCGGACGGCTCGCCGTTCAGCTCCCACCTGCCGATCTCGGCCTGGATCGTCCGCAGGTCGATTGGTCCCGTCCGCCAGGTCTGGGAGCGCAGGAACCGCAGGCAGCGGCGGACCTTGTCCTCTCCGTAGCCCTGCTCCAGCAGTCGCTTGGCGATCCCGAGCTGCTGGCGCTTGAACGACGGCGACAAGCCGGACTCGTCGGCCTCGAGCTCCTCGCAGAGCGCCACGTAGAGCCCGTACGGCTGCCCGGGCGGCGGTTCCGGGGCCGGAGCGACAGGCTCAGGCGGCGGGTCGGGATCGCGATGCCTCCGTGGTACGTCAGTACCACGCTCTTCTGTCTCTAGTTCTTCTCTTCTCTGTATCTGGAGCGTGACGTCGCGTCGCGCTGCGTCACCATGCGTCACATCGTCACCAGCGTCGTCGGTGACGCGCTCGGATCGCCGCTCTCGGTACCGGCGCGTTCGATCAGTCGAGTCGTCCTCGCGCTTCGGCTGGCGCTTCTCCCAGGCGGTGAGACGTCCGCCGGTGATGATCCCCTTGGCAGTCATGGCGTCGATCACCGCGACGATCTCGGACTCCGTGGTCCCACTCAGGGCGGCGAACCCCTCGGCGTCGAACCCCTCGACACAACCCCGCTCCTCGTGCTGGCTGGCGTAGTCAAAGAGCGCCCAGGCCGTCCCCATCACCAGAATCGGCGCGACGCCCGCCCGTTGCGCGACGGCGAGCCACTTCGTGTCGGTCGGAGCTCCATGCCAGGAGCGGAACCACGATGTCATAGCCCCCCCAGCCCGATCTGCGTCACCGCCTCGGCCGGCCGCAGGCAGTGCCGCGAGTACCAGATCGCCTCCTGGCCGTCACTGCGCATCCCCGTCGTCCGGTAGACCACCCGCTCCCAGGTCTCGGGCATGGCGTACTCATCGACCAGCCCACACAGCGCGATGCGGAGCCTGGGATCGTCCCCGTGCTCCAGCGCCCAGGCCATCACGTCGTCGTTGAGGTCGCGTTCCATCCGGTAGAGGTCTCTGGCGCGGCCATACTGGCGATAGGGCGGATCCAGCAGGATGCCCGTCACACCGTGGCCGGTGGTGACACTCGGCCCCATCACCCGCGTCCAGTCCCCACAGCAGACCCGGACGCGCCGGAGCCGGTCACTGAGTGCCCGCATGTAGGCGGTGAGGTCCTGGCCTGGGCGGTTCACGCCCAGGCCAGCGTCGTCGCCCTTGACGTGCGGCATCGGACGCGTGACACCCCGCCCGTAGTCCCGCCCACTGGTGAGCGGGACCTTCCGATTCACCCCGCGCCCGGCGTTGTCGCCGCCCAGCGACGGGCGCTTGCGCTCGACACCCTGGCGGAGGACGCCCTGACCGTCTGCATGGCTCAGGTGGGGGCGGGCTCGCTCGACGCCGGTACGGGCGTCTCCCGGAAAATCCCCCTCAACGCGGCTATCCACCAGCATCCCGTCGACCACCTGCCACGGGCCGCGTCCCGAGCACCAGCCGGAGCCGATCCAGCAGCAGATCCCCCACAGCCACCAGCCCGCCACCTGGGCGTCGTAGTACTCCGGGTCGCCCTCGATCCGCGCCACCCGCTCTCGCCCGGTCCGGATCAGCCAGCTATGGATGGCGTGCAGGTCCGACTCAAAAACCGGCCGGTCGGCGTAGTGGGCCACCGCGTCGGGATCGTGCTGGATGGCGCGGAAGGCGTTGCAGTTATGAGATGCGAGTCCTTCTGCCACAAACGTATGAGACTCGGTGGTAATAGCGACGACTTCCAGGTCTCCAAGGAACTCTTTGGCTACAAGCCCAACTGCCTGGCGAGCGCGGGCATACAGTGACAAGTGCGGGATTTGGACCTGAAAAGCCCGAATCAATCGTTCAGGTCTCGTCAGCATCAGGAATCGCAACGTTTCCCGCATGCCACCGTTGATACAGATGTTGAGCACCGGATGATTGCGCTCTTGAACACTGCGGGTAATTCCCAGGTCAAAGCCACGCTCAATCAGTAGCCGCTGCGCTCGATCGGCTTCCAACCCTAAACGTTGTGTCACTCCAACACGCCAGCCTGGCGCTTTACGGAAGTTGCCCTCGCCGTCAAAAAAGCCTGCTAGCCACCCGGCATCGTATGAGTCTTCAGGCTCTATGACATCGCAGAGTTTCAATATCCAACTGCGCTGCGTCGCCCGATTACAGACCAACGACTCGGTTTTTAGCCACCGCCATCCACGTCCACCATGATTTCCTGGTCGGTGAGAACCTCCCAGCCAGAGATGGTCAGCTGAAGCAACCACCGTGGTCCCATCATCAAACGTCAAGCGATAACACGGCTTGACGACGCGCCGGACTGCTGTAACTGTCGTCATTTGCCAATGTCGATATCGACTTGGAGCACCGAACTTGCCCACAGGCTGGCCTGTGTTGAATTCATCGAACCCGATCAATCGGTCTCCAACGGCAACATCAACGCATGGCTTCCATCGCAGATCTTCAGTCAGCAACCGAGTCTCTGGAGCCAGGCAGATGTAGGCGTCGATGTCGTTGACCGTCTCGATCCGGGGCGGGTGGGGACGCTGGAGCAGGCAGCCGAGCGCCCCGGCGAAGGGTTCACAATAATTGGTCGGGTCACCCAGCCGCGCCCAGATGTCAGCCGCTCGTCTTGACTTTCCTCCGAACCAGGGGAAGGGGGGCGCGAGTTGCAGTCCCGGCTCAGCCTCGATCACGCCGCCACCCGCTCTCGAACCCGGATCGACCGCGCCACCCGTCGATCCCAGTCGATCAGCCCATGGCCGTGCAACTCCCGGAGGTGGTAATCCACCACCGACGTGCTGCTCCAGCCGGTCATCGCCACGAGGTCCCGGATCGAGGGGCCGTAGCCGTGCCGCGCCCAGTACTGCTCGATGGCCGCGAGCAACGCGGACCGCCGCTCAGTCCCCCTCATCGCCGCGCCTCCCGTCGCTCGCCGAGGTACGCCCGCAGGCGCTCCTCCGTCCGCTCATGAGGAGGCCAGCAGGGCAGGCCGAGCGCGCGGAACCAGTCCTCCTCCTCGGGCGTCTCCAACTGCATGTCGCCATGCCAGAGCCCGCCGTCCTGCTGCCGCATCCCGTACGGCATCGCCCCATCCAGCGCGCGCGAGGTCACGCAGAGATGGCTGAACCCGCTCGGTCCCGTCCGGATCGCGTAGATCGCGCCCCACCGCGCCGCGTCGGTGATGAACAGGTCGACCGGGATCTCCTGATACAGCAGCGCCTTGTAGCGCGGCCCTAGCCGCTGCACCCCGTTCGTGTCGAGCCGGGGCGACAGCCGCCCGATCCGGAGCAGCGACGCGACCAGGCCCTCTAGCCGGCTCACCGTCTGCGTCTCGCCGAACAGCCCGCTCTGGATCGCGTCCGTCAACGGGGCGGCGCACAGTTCGACGTCCTTGACCGCCTCGACGCCCCGCCGCAGCGAGCCGGCGATCTCAAGCCGGGCACAGGCCGGTTCCAGCAGCGCCAGGAGGTCCCGCGCCGCCGCCTGGGCCGTCTCGGCCGGGATCAGCGCCCTATCCGTCATCGCGCAGCGCCTTCCCACGGGCGTGGAAGGCGGACCAGAGACCGGTCTTCTCGCGGATCACCGCTCCGGCGATCTCGGCCCGCACCTGGCGGTTCAGCTCCTCGGGGCTGGCTTCCTCAATCCTCGCCATGAGACGGTCGATCTCGGCCTGCTCCTCGGCGCTCGGCTGGGCCTGGCGCTTCCCGCCGCCCTGCCGCTGCGGCGGTGGCGGGCGCTTGGGACTCTCCAGGTACCAGGCGATCACCTGATCGACGACGCCTGGCGAGAGGAGCTGCCGCAAGGCGTTGCGCTGGGCTCGGCCGAGCGCCGCCGCGTGGGCGTTGCGGTTCTCGAACCGTCGCCCGTCCTGCCCCTCCGTCCAGAACGGCGTGTAGCTACAGCCGTACACGGTCAGCCCAGCCGCCTGGTCGGTCGCCGGCACGGTGCAGGTCACCCCGGCGTCGTCCCGCTCCCAGACCGGCAGGCTCACCACCAGACCGCCCATCGCCCCGGCGATGGCCACGACCCCCGCCTGGGTCAGGCTCTGCTGGGTCATGTAGCGCCGTTCGCGCGAGTTCCAGACCTCGATCTCGTAGACGTAGCGGTGGACTAGGTGCTGGCCGATCCGCGCCAGCGCTTCCTCGTCGGTCCGCCGCTCGACGCCCCGGACCGGATAGTCGATGATCTCGCCGGTCTCCCGGTCAATCACCTCTCGCAGTGCCATATCGATACCCCCTTCTCTAGGTCAGCGTGGCGAGGAGCAGCAGGAGTACCGCGGCCTCGATGGCCAGCCCCACCAGGAGCCAGACGAGGACGTGGCAGCGGCGCTCCTCGTCCACCTACCACTCACCGCCCATCGCCGAGATCAGTAGCATCAGCCCGCCGACCGCTCCACAGACCACCGCCCCGGCCTGGATCAGCCGGCCGCCGGTCTCGACGCCCAACAGCCCGGCCACCAGCACGAAGCCGCCGATCCCGGCCAGCCAGACGCCGGTCGTCAGCGTCGCCTCGACGCCGGGCGACAGCGGCTGACGCCGCCGGGGCCGCTCGTCAATCAGCCGCCGCATCGCACGCCCTCTCGTCGATCTGGGTGAGGGTGTCGCGGAGGTCGATCATCCACGCCCACTGCTCATAGCTCATCGCCGGCAGGACCGGCGTGTCGGCCCGGCACGCCGCCACGATGGCGCGGTACTCGGGATCGGTCAGACTCGGTCCATCGGCCAGATACACCGCTGGCATCTCGCTCATGCCCCCCTCCTCCCCCTCACCCGTCCACTGACACGGGAGGCAGCGCGGCCCGCTGGCCAGCAGCCGCCCGAGACTGAGTAGGTCCGGGTTGTGGAGATAGATCGTCTCGTGGCACCCCAGGCAGAGCACCTCAATATGGGCGTGCAGCGTCGGGTGTGGCTGCCAGAACCCCGCGGCGCACCGGGTCTCGGCCTCGTAGACCAGTCCGTCGTCCAGCGTCAGGCTGGTCCGGATCCGGTTCTCGCCGGCGTCGTAGCCCTCGATGGACGGGTCGTCCCACGCGACCGGGATGTCGTCTGGATCGACCGGGACGCCGAAGTCGAGAGACAGCGCCTCGGAGACCAGATTCTGGAACCGCTTGGCGACGATGGCCTGCCGCTTCTGTCGCCGTTCGATCTCCCGCTCGCCATGGAGCGCAACGGCCGCGAGCGCCGCCTCCCGGAGCCTTGGCCCGATCACCACCTGTCCATCTGCTATACTCGTGACCATACGTACACCTTTCTTGCTGGTCGCCTGGTGAGTCCCTAGCTCACCAGGCCGTTTTCTATGCCGATCATCCCGATGACCGGCGTCGTCAGCAGCCCCAGCTCGGCCGCTTTCCCGGCCACGTGGCGGTTCAGCGGCTTGCCCGTCAGGTACGAGCCAAAGAGCAGCTCTCCGACGTTGGCCTCCTCGGCCGCCTTCACCACGTCCCGCGCCTCCCGCGTCACCCGCCGGACGGCCCCCTTGATCTGTGACACCTCCTCGGCGCTGATCTCCCCGTCGGACGCGGCCTTCTCAACCAGCCGGGCCAGCGACGCCGCGGCGTCCTCGGCCTGCATCGCCTCCTTGACCGTCGTGTCGGCCAAGCGCGCGTGTGTGGGCATTCCCTGCTCCCTCCCGCGAATGCATTCCAAATGCATTTCCCGCTCATTCATGGCTCATTCATCAGCCTCGCCCGTCCGCTACCCTGAATGTCGGCGGCGAGGGCGGGTCCACCGCCGCCGGTTCTTCCCGAGCGCCAGGCCACGTCGCCCGGCACGCGTGATTGGGTCAGCCTGATGGGTTACATGACCGCACTCCCTTCACGATCTCGCTCGACGAGGTCCATACCCTCGCCACCGAGGACCAGCGAAGCCGGAGATTGCACGGGCAGGGGGACAGTCCCGTCCGCGCTCCGCTGGTCGTCGGTGACGCCGGACGATGAGAGCCCGGCATCACCAGGGAGAGGAGAAGAGGTGGAGGATTCAGATGGGTCGGCCAGCAGCTTCCGCATCAGCGAGCGCCAGCGCGGGTCCCGCCGGACATGCTCGGGAATGATCGAGCCGCTCATGACTCGGACTCCTCAGCAGGCATGTGCTCCATGATGATCTGCATGTCCGCTGCGGCCATACTGGCTTGCTCAGCGATGGTTGTGAGCGCCTTGAGGACGGCTAGGAACGCCTCCTCCGGGCTTGGCTCCTCCCGCGCCGGGAGCTGGCCGGCAATGGGCTGGTCGGTTGCTAGTGGAGTGCTAGACACCGGCCGGCTCCGCGACGAGAGGGGAAAGGGTGATACTGGAAACCTTACAGTCGCTATTATCAACATCAGAAACCAAAAAAAAGACGAACTGGTCAGCGTACTCTGGGAAGCGCCGGGTAAGCGCCGATAGAGTCCGCCGACTGATCTGCCGATGACCGGACCGCGCGAGCGACCACGTTGTCCGGTTGATTCCAACCTCCTCACAGAATCGTGCGTCGGTCCACCCTTCGGCTTTTCGGCGTTCATCCAGGATCTCGATTAGGCGGGCTTGCGTCATGTCTCTAACCTCCCTACATCATGTTCCTAAAAGTAACACTCTAGTGTTACTCATGTCAACCCCTGCCGATACACTGGGAGACATGGAGGATAAGGAGTCTATAGACCGCCGTAAACTCGGTGCGCGAATCAAGGAATTTCGAGGCACCATCGGCTTGACTCAGCGGGAGGCAGCCGACAAAGCGGCGTTGTCACGGTCCTACTGGACCCAGATTGAGCAGGGGACGAAGGCGACATCGTTCTCGACGTTGGTCAGAATAGCCGATGCTCTCAGTGTTCCGGTACATCGGTTAGTCAATACATCGGGGGAAGAGGACGATTTGGCTGACCCGTTCACCCATTTCTGGGCCACCAGCTCGGATAAACTCACCGACGAGGACAAACACGTCCTTATCGCCATCGCACAGCAAATTCTCAGCAAGCAGGGCTAGGGTCGGCTATGGGCTGGGTAGTAGAGGACTGTATCCAGCGGTTGCGCAAATCTCTCGGATGCTTCCGCTATGATCAGTGGCCGGACTGCGCCGAACAGTTGGGACTCACAGTCACATTCTTTGATCTCCCGTGCCATGTACAAGCCTACATTATCAAGGGGCACCTGATCGTCTCGACGCGCTGGCACCGGATTGTCCAGGCCCGAGCGGCCTGGCACGAGATCGGCCACTATCTTCTTCACGCGGGATCATTCCATTGGTGGATGACGCGGCCACAGGGGAATCTCACGGTAACGAAGTTTGAGGTACAGGCGAATTTGTTTGCCGAGAGGTTCCCAATATGGTCGGAGTCGTTCCGAAGCATGTAGAGGAGGAAGGCGAGTTTATTGGCGTCCAACTGTAGAGAGGGGAATGTAATGCGAGGATTGTTCCACCAGCACTACCGCTGGATCGTGCTGATGTTGAGCTCCCTACTGGTGCTGACTTCAGCCATCGTGGCGACGGCCGAGGTCCCGGCAACCCCGGCGTTTCAGGCGACCTGGGACCGGACTGACAAGCCGGTCGCCGAAGGCCGGGCGATCCGCACCTGGATGTGGGGACCCCAGGCCAACACGGGAGCGCTCTCCGAGCCCTACGCCGAGTCGCCGGGCGGCGTGCGGACCGTCCAGTACTACGACAAGGCCCGGATGGAGATCACCTATCCCGATGGGGATCAAAACTCGATCTGGTACGTCACCAACGGTCTCTTGGTGGTCGAGTTGATGACCGGCCGGATGCAGGTCGGCGACGACCAATTCGAGGAGCGCCAGCCAGCCGAGATCGGCGTCGCCGGCGACCCAGGCGCGAGCATCACCTACGCGACGCTCGCTGGACTGCGAGACGACCAGGGCACGGCGGATGCCCTGATCACCGAGCGGGTCGGCCAGGACGGCCAGGTCAGCGATGACCCAGCGCTCGGCTCCTGGGGTGTCCGAACCGGCACCTATGACGACATCACCAACCACTACATTGCCACGCCCTTCTGGACGTTCATGACCAGTCGCGGCGTCGTCTACCAGGATAGCGGCTACCTCGAAGCGCCGCTCTTCGAAAATCCCTTCTTCGCGACTGGCCGGCCGATCACTGAGGCATATTGGACCATGGTCGCGGTCGGCGGCGTGCCGAAGGATGTCCTGCTCCAGTGTTTCGAGCGGCGTTGCCTGACCTACACGCCGACCAACGCGTCGGAGTGGCAAGTCGAGGCCGGCAACGTTGGACAGCACTATCACGATTGGCGCTATGGTGATCAGCCCACGCCGCCACGCCAGCCGGCGCAGGTGGTCGACATCATCGATGGCGACACCATCGACGTGCTGATCGACGGAGTTGAGTACCGCGTCCGCTACATCGGGATCGACACACCGGAGGTCTCGGGCGGACTCGAGTGTTATGGACAAGAGGCAACCGACGCCAACGCGGCACTGGTGGAGGGGCGCATGGTCGAGCTCCAGCGAGATGTCTCGGAGACCGACCAGTTCGGGCGGCTGCTACGCTACGTCTGGGTGGACGGCATCATGGTCAACGACTGGCTCGTGCGCGAGGGATACGCCTACGCCAGCACCTACCCGCCAGACGTCGCCTACAGCCAGCAGTTCGCGGCGGCTCAGTCCGAAGCGCAGGCTCAGGGCCGCGGGCTCTGGTCAGCGTGCGAGGACGGTGAACCGACTCCGGAGCCGACCTCGACACCGACTCCGCCACCAGCACCAACGGCGACCCCAACCGAGCCTCCGAATCCCAATCCACCTCCGCCGAGTGGCGACGTGAATTGCAGTGATTTTGACACCCAGGATGAGGCCCAGGAATTCTTTGAGGATAACGGCGGTGGTCCGGGATCTGATCCGTACGGCCTTGACCAGGACGGTGACGGCGTCGCCTGCGAGAGCTTGCCGTAACCTCATGCGCTGCGCGATCTACTGCCGCGTGTCGTCCTCCCAGCAGGAGGAGGACGGCACCTCCCTCGTCACCCAGGAAGCCCGCTGCCGCGAGTACGCCGCCGGGCGGGGCTGGGAGGTCGTCGGCGTCTTCCGAGACGCCCACACCGGCACGCAGTATCAGGAGCGCCCTGGCCTCTCGACCCTCCGGGAGCTGGTCCGTGCCCGCGCAGTGGACATCGTCCTCTGCTACGCGGTGGATCGCCTCAGCCGTCACCAAGCCCACCTCTACATCCTGGTCGAGGAGCTGGAGACGCATGACGTCAGCCTCGCCTTCGTCACCGAGGATTTCGAGAACACCCCAGTCGGCCGGCTGATCCGCAGTGCCCGCGCCTTCGCGGCCGAGATCGAGCACGAGAAGATCAGAGAACGCACCACCAGGGGCAAGCTCGCCCGCGTCCAGTCGGGCAAACTGCTGCCGACCGGCAAGCCCCTCTACGGCTACCGCTGGCGAGACGACCAGCGCGGCCAGCTCGACATCCATGCGCCCGAGGCCGTCGTCGTCCGCCAGATCTACGCCGCCCACGCCGGCGGGGCCACCATCCGGGGCATCGTCGCCGAGCTCGCCGCCGCCGGCATCCCCTCCCCGACTGGCAAGGCCACCTGGAGCTTCACCACCGTCCGGAACGTCCTCCGCAACCCGGCCTACGCCGGCGACGCCTACGGCTGGGGCTACAACCGCTCCAAGCCCGGCTACAGCCAGCGGCTGGATCTGGAGAAGGCCCACCGCCTCCCAGAGGGTACCGTCCCGCCGATCATCGACCGCCCCACCTGGCAGGCCGTCCAGACCACCCTCGCCGCCAACCAGGCCCGGGCGACGCGCAACGCGCAAACCCCGGAGGCGGCGCTCCTCCGGGGCGGCTACGCGCGCTGTGGGGTCTGTGGCTGGACGATGGTCCATCGGCCCCATGCCAGCAAGGTCAGCGACTATGTCTGTGGCCAATCGCGCCGTCCGCGCGACACCCGTAGCTGTGACAGTGTCCCGACCATCAGCGCCCCGCGGCTCGATAGGATCGTCTGGGAGCACGTCCGGATGATCATGACCCAGCCGGGCGTGATCCAAGAGGCGCTGGCTGATCTCCAGCAGGACACCGCCAGCCCCGACGAGCTGAGCGGCTTCGACGCTCGCACCGCCGAGATCAGCCGTACTCTCGATCGACTGGCCCGCCGGATCGCCCTCACCGACGACGACCAGGCCGCCGCGCTGCTCCTCCGCGAGCTAGAGCAGTCCACCCGCCAGCAGCGCGCCGTCGACGCCGAGCGCGAGCAGCTCCTCGCCCGCCAGGCCGCGCTGCACGCCTCGCGCCGGCAGCTCCTCGATCTCGACGCCTGGCGCGCCCGCATGGCCGCGAACCTCGACGCGCTCACCTGGGAGGAGCGACGCCTGCTGATGGACCTGCTCGGCATCCGCGTCCAGGTCTGGCGGCACGGCCACGATCCCCGCTGGCAGCTCTCCTCGGTCGTGGACCTCTCCCGACTACCCGTCGGTGACATTGTGAGCGATACCACTTTATGCGGGTACGGGTCGCGTCCTTGA